TCACAATGTTAGCATCAACATTAGCTTCTGCTAACTTTGCTTTTCCACCAGTGATCTCTTTCGAGGATTCACTAAGCACCTTCGTTTTTTTAGTTTGTTTTTCTTCATTCAATACTGAAGGAAGATACTTATTAAATGCATTTTGTAAATCTGATGTCTTCGTAGACTCAAGTAGTGCATTCATAATGTCTTTATGTTGTTTTGAAAGCGGTGCCATCATTTCATTCATGATTAGCTTGCGCTCTGCTGTGTCCTCAGCAATACGTATCTTACGTGCTGATTCTGTTAGCTGAACTTCTTTTTTTGCAACAGTTGTTTTTGCTTCATCAAGTTTTGCTTTTAACTCGCTTACTTCTTTGTTCATTTTAGCAACTTCAGTACCTTCATTTAGGTAGCTGCCCATAAACTCTCCAGCAAATGTTTCAAAAATCTTACGTCCAAATGTGTTTTCTTTTGCCACTTGGATGTCTTCTTTAAGTGATGTAAGTTCAGTCTTGATAGTATTTTCAAGAATGTTTTCCACCTTAACTGCTGCAGTTTCAATAAACTTGCGTTTAGTCTGCTCGATGACATTTTTGCCTTCTTTTATCATTTTGACTTTTGCTTCAACTAGTGAGCGTTTGTCTTCATGAAACTCGTTTAGCTCTTTTGTAAGTTGTTCAAGAACAAAGCCTTCTAACTGTGCCATATTCTTGTCCTGTGCTTCACGGTCTTCACGCAATTCATTAATTTCCTTGCGTAACGTTTCCATCACAAAATCATTCAGTACATTTGCATGTTCTGACATGTGCTTGCGATAAGCAACACGATCTTCAGCTACTTTAGCTTTGTCTGCTTGGAACTCTTCGAGTTCTTTTGCAATAACTTCACCAATCATTGTATCCATTGCTTCTACAATTTGCGATTTGTCATTTTCATAACGTTCTGCAAATTCTTCACGTAGTTCTGATGCAACTTCTTCACGTAGTTCAGATTGCTTAGTTTCCCAAGCCTCTGAAATTGAAGACCTAACCTCTTCTGAAAGAGCTCCGGAGCTTAATAGTTCATCTATTGAGTGAGCCATATTAATCTCTCCTATACCTTAGGTTCTCTATAAAATTCGTTACCTCTTCTTGTAGATAACGCTGTGCTTTTGTGTCGTGCTTTACAGCAGAAGCCACATCCAACAATACATTGCCCCGTCTATGATTCATAATTCTTTCATAAATTGGATCGGGATAAGCATTTGGTGCACTTGGATTTGCAACAATATCAACGGTGATGATTTCAAAGTCTTTGACTACACCCTCGTCGTTAACGTTGCCACTGCCTCTGCTCGACACGCCTAGATTACACCCACTCTCAATAAGGGTTTTACATATATTTCCCATTGGAGTAGGTAGTAGTTTCAGTTTACCGATACCGTTAGCACCATCAATATCCATTTCTGTGATAATGTGTGATACACGATCTAAATTAATATTTAAATCATCCGGGTGATCAGCTTCGCCTAATACTGAATACCCACTTTTGATTTTTTCAGTAATTGCCTTAACAGCATTATGAATTTCTTCTCTAGTGTATATTCGGTTATTTTGGTTTCGTACATCGCCTTCAATAAAGATACCTTTCATGTACAGGCTTTTGCCACCGTTCGCTTCTTCAATTGCTTCAGTGACAATGTTTGCCTGATTAAATGTTAGGTGCTCTTGTAATGCTGTCGACATATTACTTCATCGCCCTTACTGGACCATGGTCTGATGTTGTTTCACGCTTTGGAGCTGGTGCTGCACTTGGCGAACCTGCTTCTTGTGGACCTGTAACACCCATGTCTTTAGCTGCTGGCGCTTTGCCACCTGCTTCTGTCGAGCCACCTGCGATGTCAACTGGCTTGGCATCTGACATTGAACTGTCGCCTGGGCCAACTGGTGATTTTGCACCGTCGTCACCTGCTGAATGTGACACACTGACTGCTGTCAATGTTGCGCCTTCTTCAACTGCTTCAACTTCGTCGTCGTCACTGTCATCTGATTCAAAAGCAGCCATTTCTTCCATTTCTGGTTCGTCAGCTGGTTCATCGTCCATCATGTCCGCAAATGCTGCACGTAGTTCTGCAATTGCATCTTCTACATTAGCTAGTGCTTCTTCTGGTTCTGCAGCTTCTTCATCTGCATCCATGTCCATATCCATGTCCATTTCTGGTGCTTCTTCTTCACCGTCCATGTCCATTTCTCCGTCATGATCATCTTCGCCGTATACTTCTTCAGCTTCAATTTCGTCTTCAGCTGTTTCAATATCGCCTAGGAAGTCTTCTTCAGCATCGTAGTTATTGATACCTTCTTCAACATCGTATGTTTCGTCTAAGTCTTCGTCTTGAATATCTTCTTCCACTGATTCATCACTCTCTGAAAGTGATGCCCAATGATTTTTTGCTTTCTCAACAAATACATCATGCAAAAGGTCTGACGCTTTTTCACGATCTTCATTGACAAGATATTCGAGTACTTTAACTAGTGAATCTTTGTGATTACTCATTTTATATCTCCTTAAAAATTCAGGCTTGCCATTACTGGTTTACAAGTATTATTTATTACCAATACGTTTTACCATAGAAAAAAGGCATAAAAACTGTACTTTTTGACTAAAACAGTCAGATAAGTAAGTTTCTATGCCTTAATTTAAATAATTTTGTTTATTGACCAGATGGTCTACGGTATATTTGTTGCACTCTTTGTGTTCGAGAAGCATGTTCTGTCTTGTGAATTTCACGCTGTTTACGTAGTCTATTAATGTGTTTTAGTGTTAGTCTACTACGTCTAACATCATCAATTTTACGATTTGAATATTCATCTTCTTCTGCATCATAGTACTCAACTAAAAATTCGTTACTGCGCATTTGCATCTCCCCCTGCTGGTGCTGTTACATTTTCAGCACCGCTAATTGGTGATTCATCACCACCCATGTCACCGCCATCTTCTAAGTTATCTAAATCTGGTGTTTCACCACTATCAATATCAAATCCACGCACGCCAACACTACCAAGTCCTGGCTCGCTATCAGATGCTGGGCCTGTACCGGATTTATTTTCTTCCATCCACATACGTTCGTTTTCAAGTATTTCATCTTCTGTAAGACCAAGATACTTACTTAACATAAATCGTCTACTTAAATAATCAACACCTTCAAGTGATCCAAATACGTTTGCTCTTGCAGCATGTACTTCAATTTCTTTATATTCACTAAAGCTCTGTGGCTCTACAAATGTAAGATTAAAAATACTACTATCAATATTAAGACCTCTATTCTTCATAAACAGTTTAAATTCATTGTCAAATACTGGTGAGATAATAGTTTGTAATCTCTGACAGTATTGGTTAAATCTGTACTCTTGAATAAACGCTGTACCTACTCTACCATCTACATAACTTGCTGTTCCATCGTCTGGTCCTGTTGGCAAGTAACTGCTAGGCACACGTAATGCTCTTAGCATTTTGTTTGTAAAGTAACGCAAGTCATCAATTTGACCCAAGTTGTCACCACCTGGTAACACTTCAACCTTACTACCTCTGCCTTCAGCAGTTTGTGCAAAGAAGTAGTCTTCCATAATACTAAGTGGATTATAACTTGCATCCATAATACTTGAACCGCCACCAGTTTTACTTGGAATGCGCTTCTGATGTATTTCGTTTTTAACACGCTCAACAAAACCCATAGCTTTGTTAGCTGGCATATTACCTACATCAACATAAAATACACGGCGTTCTGGTGCACGTTGTACTCGGTAGATAATAATACTATCTTCCAGTAATTCTTTTTGTTTGTATGTTTTAAAGATTGAATCTAATATACTTGCACCAAATGGGAAGTCATTGTCCATTCCTTCTGTTAATGCGGCGTGTACCATGTGTGTTGCATCAACATTGTATTCTTGTATATTTCCTAATGAACTACTGTAATCTCCACCTAGTCCAAGTGCATTACGTTCAGTACCACGCATAGTACTATTAACAGTACTGTAAGTTTCAGTATGCTTAATAGGCTCACTTACTGTTTTGTTTTGCATGTTTAAATCTAAGTTTTTAAGAACATACTGCTCAGGCTCTTTGCCTTTTGCCTCGTTTATAATAATCTTACTAACGTCTACTGGATTTACATAGTACATTTCCCATGTTTCTGGATCACGTACAAAAAATTGATCTCCATATTTAATTGCATTACGAAATGTTTTAAAAATGCGTCTATCCCAATCCTGTAAGTTACACCATTGTCGCAGTGTTTGCTCTAGAATTTTTGTTTCGCTTTCAGTAACATCTCCTGAATAATTTAAACTAAACGGAAGTTTTGTTGATTCATCAAATTGTGTACTAAATTCAGCAATAATGTCAAGTGCAGCGTTAATTTCACTGTCCATGTCCATTTGATCGTATTGTGCATATCGCTCAACACGGTTAGGTTGTCCACTATATACTTCAGGTAGCCAACTTTGAAAGCGGCTAGAACTACTTGGTTTAGCCGCACTATCTCCCTGACCTTGATATACTGTGAAGTGTTTTTTCCAACTCATGATTTTCTCTTTACTTGTTTATAACATGTATTTATCTATATGTCAATACTGTAATTAATTGCTACCGCCCGGATGGCGATCTCTCGGCCCTCTTGGATCCAGTCCTTGAGCAAATTCCATAATAACTACTGGAAGATATGTTGCAGGGTCATTGCGCTTGAACGCACCTGCCATTGCTGTTGCTATACCAGCAGCAGTAAGCAATGTGCCTGCTGATGGGCCGCCGCCTTGGCCTTTGCCGGATAAAATGCTGGTTAATGTCGTGATATTGAGATCCAATGACTCCGCCAGAGCTTTTATTGTAAGACCTTGTTCTGCAAATTTTTCAAAATCGCCTTTATTTTCATTTCCGATGCCAAAGAATGAAGTCATACCCTGTGCGCCACTGGCTAGTGTTGCAATTTCAGTAACAAGATTAGTCATTGCTTGAAACTCTTGGCTCGATGGTAATTTTTCTAAGTTGTTTATAAAATCCGCAATGCCGCCCGGATTGCTAGGATCAGCATTAAATGCAAGTAACATGCTTTTAGAGATTGTTTCTTGCAACGTAGTAGTAGCCACGTTAATTTGACTAGCCATTCCGGATAGCGCTGCTGCACCTGCCGCAACATCAATTTCAAATTGAGTCATGGTATTGTTGACTGATTGTTGAACAGTTTCACCTTCGTTTACTCTAGAAGCAAATGCTTCTTGACGTGCTGTTAAAAGAAGCATTGCGCCTTCTTGTCCAGCACCAGCTCTTGATAAAATATTGCCATCAACATCAATATTAGCAAATTGATTAATTAACTTTTGTGATGCAGCTGCCATGGCTTCTGGATCAGCACCAGCATCTACCATACTAGCAAACTGTTCTAAATTTGCTCTTAAATCTATGCCCTCAGCACTTGCGGCTGCTGAAAGTTGTGTAAATGAATCGTTAAACTTATCCATTGGTATACCAGCAATTAAGTTTGTTAATGCTTGTTGTATTGGTCCACCAGCGGCGCCTGCGCTACCTAAGCCAGCTAAGTTATCAACTAAGGCATTTTGAGAATCAAGTTGTTTTTGATTCATTTGAGATTGGGCGGCGGCTACAATTGCGTTTTTTCTAAATTCGTTACGAGCTTTAATTCTATCTTGTACATCTTGTCCTGTTAAACTAGCCATAACTTCATTTAGCTTTAAGTTTTCTTTCATGCTATTGACCATTTGGTCTCTAGCGCCTGCTTCTAAAAAGGCTTCATTCCTAGTACTACGTCTAAGTTCAATTTCATCTATTAACATCGAGGACATTTCTTTTGTACTCATACCAAAGAACGCCATATCTCTTGTGCTTTCTCTCAACATCGAATTTAGTTTTAAAAAATTAGTAGTGCCATCATTTGTACTACTACCTAGTGATCTAATAGCATTGCCATTTTCAACAGTAATTTTGGCAAGTGTTTGCATATCTAATCCAACTGCGGCGGCGGCTGTTTTTAATTCAATTAACTCTGCTGAAACTCCACCACCTGTTCGGCGCAATGCTCCCATTGCACTTCCAAATTCTTCTAGAATACCAAACAAAGAACCAATTTGCGCACCCATCATAGTGAGTCCAAGTGTGCCAAGCAATCCATCTTTTCCCATTAGCCCACTTAGTGATTCTTCACCTGACCTGGCGCCCATCATTGAATTTGCCAGTGCTGTCGGTGATAAATTTGAACTTATGGATTTGTTTAATCGTGCTATACCACTTGCTGATTCACTATTACCTTTTCTGATCTGAGCTGCTAAATCTTTGTTACTTTTTGTTTCTTGTTGGTCATTTTGTACACTAATACCCATAGACTGTGCAATTTTCTGAAGTGCATCAGTCTGACGATTTGCCTGTTCAAGTAAATCTACTTGTGTTCCTTCCATAGCGAAATCAGGTATATTTACTGATACTGATCCTCCACCATATGGTATATTCACTGATGCCATTATTAACTACTCACTTATCTGTATAAATAACTTATATATGTATTTATAGGTAGAAAATGACAGAATCACTAAAAGACTTTTATAGAAACAAAGAGATATACATTAAACTTCCAACTGAAGGGAAATGGTATACATCTAACATAAATTTAAACAATGAAAATGAGATTGGCGTTATGCCAATGAGTTTTAAAGACGAAATGTTATTGTCTATTCCAGACAGTGTATACAATGGTGAAAGCCTATTTGAAATTTTGCAGAGTATACTTCCTGATATGGAAAATCCATATGAGATTCTAATGCCAGATGTAGATGTTGTTATATTGGCTAGTAAGATTAACAGCAATGATGGTGAAATGGAAGTAGAAGCAGCATGTACACATTGCAGTCATACTGAACAATACACTGTTAAAATAGTTAATATCATAAATCAAATAAAAGTTATCAATCCAATTGAACTAGAACTTAACAATGGGCTAGTGGTATCATTTAGACCAAATAGTTTACGTAGTGTAACTACTAATCAAATTAGAATATCCGAAACATCTGCCATACTTTCAAATTTTAGTAAAGATGATGATCTAAAAGACCAGCATGATCTTTTTGCAGAAAGTATAGAAAAAACAACAGCGGCTAATTTAGTTTTAATTGCAGACAGCATTGAACATATACTACTCCCATCTGGAGAAAAAATTACAGACATTCAAGCTATACTTGATTGGATTAGTAATAGTGACAGCAACACAGTTAAAAAATTGCAAAAAATGACTACACAAATTAACCATAACGGACTCGACAAAAACTTCACATTTGAATGTAGCAATGAAGAATGTGGGAAGAAATTTAAATCAGCGGTTGAATTTAACCCAACTTTTTTTTTCACCAACAACTAAGACTTAATCCTAAAAATAACCAATCCTTAGTTGACGAGATGAATCAACTGAACAAGAACTTACGTAAACAAGTATATGACATTGTATTATATTCTGAAGGTGCATTTACAATAAAAGAACTCTACCAACTTCCACAATATCAAATATCCGAACTTCTCGAAGCATTTACAGAGAAGAATCGGAAAGAGAAGGAAGCAATAGATAGTGCATCGGGTAAGAAGACATTTTAATCTGAAGTGTTCATTTATATCTAAGTACCTTATACCTTTATCTGTTGTCTTACGACAACATCAATCTTCACTATCGTTCGATTGAATCTTTTCATTCGATACATTATTATATCGTATCATACTATGGATATATTATAATTATAATTGATTATTACCATGAACTAAAGTCGCACTTAGCCTGATTAGGCCAAGCACGACAAAAGAGTCTGATATTACCAGTCACCTTGTACACCCTTATAGCAAAACTAGTAAAATACTAGCAGAGGCGGTTGTGCGATACCCCTTTACATGCTGCTTTCAACGCAAGCTACCAAGTTGCAATAAAGGCTACTAACTTGGAAATACTCGTGGGTTACAATGGCGCAGTAGAGCCCACTCATTTGGTTTGTTTTCCCCCAGCAAGTTCCGTTGTCTAACCAATTCAATGGCGACTCCTCAATGCTTTTTATAGAGGGGGTATGTTATTTTTTAGAGATTCTTTAAGAGCCTGAGATCCGCCAATGCGGACATTTATGATGCCGTTATAGTATTCGTCAGTAAGTAATACACCTCTGTCGAATTGTTCTTTTGCCTCACGGTATGAAAGTTCGCCACGGGTTGTACAAAAATATAAAATTTCTCTACTAAAGTTTTCAGGGCCTAATTCAGATACATCTGCCAATAAGTGTTCAGAAGATCCCCAGTATGTCTGCCAATCGCTTTCTACTAGTGATTTTCTTTTTCGTTTTTTGCCTTTAAGGGGTGGCCGAGTTTTTTTAAACTTAGCTAATTTTTTGCCTATGTATTTTTTGTTGTTAGTCAGATTAGTAATGATGTATACAAACCCAATATATTGGTCAGCTATCTCTTCAACAAGATTGCCATTGTATTTCCATTGCATGTATCGTATATATCATTTGTCATCATAAA